CTAAAAAGATTTGGTAGCCCGGTAGACGAAAAAGAATTAGCCGATAAAGATTATGACGGAAACGGTAAAATTGAAACAGGTGAAAAAGAACATAGAGGAGCTAGAACTAAAGCTATTAAAAGAGCTATGAAAACAGAAGGAGATTCTGAAAATCTTGAAGCTGAATTTAGAAATAATTTAGCAAAAGTAAATTTTAGGGGGATAGTAGATAAATACGCACCTAAGGGATTAAATAATCTACCTACAGAAGATGATTATATTAAAGCATGGGAGAACGAAGGAGGATTAGACCCAGACTTCCTTGATATAAGAATGCTTCAGCAAGACATTATTGATTACGCTAGAAAACTAGATAATCAGAATATGGCAGAAAATGAAGATTCAGATTTAGAAACAAAATTTAGAGAAGCCCTATTTAAAATTAATTTTAAAGTACTAATTGATAAATATACTCCTAGAAATGTAAATAACTTACCAGACGAAGATGATTATATTAAAGCATGGCAAGACTCAGGAGGATTAGATCCAGATTATTTAGACCCAAAACTCCTTCAACAGGACGTAATTCATTACGCTAAAAACCTAGATAATCAGAATATGGCGGAAAGTAATGCTAAATTAAAAGAAGCTGTTAAATCTATTATTAGAAAAGTATTAACAGAAGAGTCTATTAACGAAGCAGCTACAGGAAACCTTTCCCATATTGCAGACGAGTATGATGGATTTCAAGGAATGCAGAATGCTATCAATCAACTAGAAAACATTGTAACAGATGTAGAAGCGTATTATTCTAAAGTAAGAGAGAAGATTCAAAAAGTATACGGAGATTTAGGTAATATTACAAACGAAGAGGGATTAAAAGTTGGAGGCTTCTTAGCACCAGCCATAGAATCAGCGTTCATGAAAGATCTTAGACCAGTAATAGCAAAAGGATTTATTAAGGGATTAGATCTCCCTAAAGTAAAAACAATATCTTCAAAAGACATAGAAGCTCATAATTCAGGAGAGAGACCATTAGGAGAAGAAGGTATGGATAAACAAACGATGTTTACCCCGGTATACGAATCTAAAAAAAAATAAACTATGTCACAACTATTAGTAGATGTCACCCCTTTTAGATCACTACTTACAGAATCCAAAACAAAACCTGGAGTCTACGAAGTAGAAGGTATTCTGCAGAGAGCAGTAGCCAAGAATCAAAACGGACGCACATACAGTAAGGAAATTCTTCTTAGAGAATCTCAAAGATATATAGAAGAATTTGTTAAGGTTGGGAATGCCTTTGGAGAACTTGATCACCCCGAGTCTCCTATAGTCTCTCTAAAGAACGCTTCACATATAGTAAAAGAACTATGGTGGGAGGGAGACGCCCTTATGGGACGTATAGAGCTATTAAATACACCTTCAGGTAATATTGTTAAAGAAATATGCAAAGCAGGGCATACAATAGGTATCTCCTCTAGAGGAACCGGTTCAGTACAGCAAACAAACGAAGGTACTTTAGAAGTACAAACTGATTTTGAGCTAGTATGTTGGGACTTCGTATCTAATCCATCTACACAGGGAGCTTTTATGAACCCAGTAGCCTTAAATGAAGGAAAAATAACTTATAATAAATATAGTAAACTAGAATTAATTATAAACGATATATTAAGAGCATTATGAGCAACAACTTTAACCTACGAGGGTTTATATTAGAAAATAAACTTTCACAAACAAGTAAAATAATTAAAGAACAAGCAATAGAAGGTGAGGAAGAAGCCTTAAGAGTAGCTTTAGAGAGAATCAACTTTGATCGAATAATGAATAAATATGCTCCTAAACATATAACAAGTCTTCCTACAGTAGATGATTATATAAATGCATGGAATGACCAGGGAGGAATAGATACAGATTTGCTACAAGATTTAGCAGCTTTAAAAGACGATGTAATTGACTTCGCCTCCAATTCGGAGGAAATGTCAATGAGAGAAAGGAAAAACGAAGTTTCTTTAGAGAATGAACCAAAAAAAGGTTCAAATGCAAGTATTGATGCTATGTTAGCTAGGTCTGCACGTAGAGGGAATCCTCCTAGTGCTTTAACAAAACCTATAGATAGATCAACCATAGAAGTAGATGGCGTTGACTCTAGAGACTACCCAGACTTTGCTGATGCTTTTATAAGTTATGCAGAATATGAAGACGGAACTCCATTAACAGATGATGAGCTAGATAAACTAACAGATGAAATGGCTGATGAAGTAAATGACATGGCTATACAGAGTATAATGGAGGGTTTAACTAAAAGAGAAAAGACGCTTAAAGAAGCAGTTCTTAAATCATTAAAATAATTCCCTCGGACGCTACCGAAGGCAGGTGGGGATGACCTCATAGAAATATGAGGTTTTCTTTTTTACGATATTTATAGGAAATGAAAGAAAAAGTTGTATTAATATTGGTTACAGGTATAATGATATTACTAGTAATTATAGTAATAGGAGATTTCTACATTGCATTAGAAGATAGTAGACCTATAGACGAAAACATAATACACCTTTTACAAGTGACAATTACTGGATTAGTGGCTATAGTGGGCACTTATTTCGGTATGAACAATAATAAAAGAAATAAATAATAATTATGAAGAATCCATTAAACAAAATAAAAGTACCTAAAATACCTAAAATACCTAACCCAATACCAAACATACCTAACCCAATTCCTAAAATACCTAACCCCATTGATATAATTAAGGATGAAGTTGATAATGTGGTTAAAACTACTGAGAATATATATAAGGATGCAACAAAAGCCGTAGTACATACAACAGATGTCGTTGCTAAGAATACAACTGAAGCGGCCAAACAAGGTATTGATGTGACATCTACAGTATGGAAAGAAGGTAGTGCACAGGCAATTGAATTTTCTAAAGAAGGATTGGAAGTAGTTGAAGAAGGAGTAACAGCTGCTATTGATTGGTTAGATGAAAATGCTTGTTACATTGGATTGAATATGGCACTAACAACCGGATGTGTTATGTACTTCACACCAAAACCCGCACCCGCTGACCCCGGTACTGTAACATCAACTACAATTAGTGCAACTATGTTAGCGGCAATAGCAACAGTAGGACAAAAAGTGGCAATGATGACAGTATCAACTGTAATTGGTAAATTGTTAGCTGAAGGTATATTTTTAATACCAGGTGTTAACGGAAAATGTGATAAACCATTACTAACAAGAGTACTTACTAATGTAGTAGGTAAAGCAAATCCAATATACGCAACAGCAGCATTATCAACACCAGCAGGTGTAGGTATATTTGTAGGTTCAGTAGTATCACCAATTGTAGCAACACTTATATGTGAAGGAGTTGTACCCAATGGATTTTCTAAATTAGATTCATAACATAAAAATAAAATAAAGAATATATTAAACTCTTAAAAATAATTCCCTCGGAAGCTACCGAAGGCAGGTGTCGATTCCCTTACAGCAATGTAGGGGTTTCTTGTTTTATAAAAATGCCTATATTTATAGACATAATATACCGTCTCTATACGGTATTGAAAAAATTTATAACTTCACATTATAGCTTATAATAGCTATACGAAACTCAACACATTAAATTAAAATGGCAAACAAAGATTTATTTAAGCAAGCTATTGCTGAAGCTAAATCCGTACGTGAAGCCGCTATTGCTAACGCTAAACAAGCTCTAGAAGAGACTTTAACCCCTCATCTAAAAGATATGTTAGCTGCTAAACTTCAAGAGATGGAAGATTCATCTAATGAAGAAGAAGAAGGAGTAGAGGAAAACGCATCAGGATTTATTGCAGTAAAAGAGGCAGAGGATGATTCAGAAGAATCTGAAGACGAAGCTGAAGAAGAAGCACCAGGATACGAAGCTGAGGAATCAGAAGAAGAGGAATTAGAAGGCGACCAAGATCTTAGTGATCTTTCAGTAGACCAATTCAAAGACATGATCAGAGATATTATTGCTCAAGAAATCGGAAGCAGCGACGCTGAGATGGGAGATGATATGGATGCTGGTGATATCGAAGGAATGGGAGACGAACCGGCAATGGAAGAACCAGGAATGGAAGTAGAAGACGAAGAGGAAATCGATTTAGATGAACTTTTAAGAGAATTAGAATACGGAAACGAAGAACAAGTAAGCGAGAAGTACCATAAATCTAAAAAGTCTGATAAAGAAGATAAAATGGAAGAAGAGCTTAAAGAAGCTTTAAATACTATTAAATATCTTAAAAAAGATCTTCAAGAAGTAAACCTTCTTAATTCAAAATTGTTATATGTAAACAAAATCTTTAAGGCAAACAGCCTTACAGAATCACAAAAAGTTAACATCATAGCTGCTTTCGACAAAGCTGAAACAGTAAAAGAAGTAAAACTAGTTTTTGAAACAGTTTCTGAAAATGTAGTTAATACAAGAAAAGAAAATGTTACAGAATCAAAATTTAAAGGTATGGCGTCTAAAGCTACAGGAACAACAGCTTCTAAACCGGAGATTATTTCGGAAGTATCTGATGCAGTCCGTAGAATGCAGAAACTAGCTGGAATTATTAAATAACCAAAAAACATTAAATTAAAAAAATGGAAATAAACACATTATTAGAAAGCTCAAACTCATACAAAAGTATGCAGGCTGACGCTACTAAATTAGCAAACAAATGGTCTCAATCGGGATTATTAGAAGGCATCAAAGACGAGCGTCATGCTAACAACATGGCTATGATCCTTGAGAATCAAGCAAAACAAATCGTTGCTGAAGCAAACTCAACTAACGTTGGTGGTGGTTCTTTCTCTGCAGGAGCAGGTGAGCAGTGGGCAGGAGTAGCTTTACCGTTAGTAAGAAAAGTATTTTCTCAAATCGTAGCTCAAGACTTCGTATCAGTTCAACCAATGAACTTACCATCAGGTCTTGTATTCTATCTTGACTTTAAATATGGATCTTCAACAAACGGAAGAGCCGCAGCTGACAACATGTACGGAAACGTATCTACAGCTAATGACAAAATGGCAGTAAACGAAGCAGTATCAGGAGGTCTTTACGGCGCCGGTCAATTCGGTTACTCAATCAACCAAAACTCTACTTCAGCTACAGGTACAGTTGCAACAGCAACTTCATCTTCTTTAGATTTCGAAGTTGGATTAGCACCTGCATCTTACGATACAGTATCTTTTGCAACATCAGGCTTAGCAGGATATGATAGTACAGGTATTAGAGCATTTAGACTTACAGGTATTGCAGTATTAGCACAATATACTAAGGTAGTTGGAGCTAACCTAGTATTTGTTGTAGCTACAGGTGATGCAGGATCAACTGGAACTAAAGCTGTATTATGGCACAAACAACCAGTAGACAACGATAGAGGAGATTTCGAAGCAGATTCAAATGCTGCAGTAGATACTTCAATCTCTATTCCGTCTATTGATGTTAAACTTGCTTCTGAAGCAATTGTTGCTAAGACTAGAAAGTTAAAAGCACAATGGACTCCAGAATTTGCACAGGATCTTAACGCTTACCATTCAATTGATGCAGAAGCTGAATTAACTTCTTTATTATCTGAGTACATCTCTATGGAGATTGACATGGAAATCTTAGATATGTTAATTGCAGGTGCTGTAACAACTGATTACTGGTCAGCTGAAAACAACAAAGTATGGGACGGATCTAACTGGTCAGTATCTACTTCAGATTTCTACAATACTCAAGGACAATGGTTCCAAACTTTAGGAACTAAAATCCAAAAAGTATCTAACAAGATTCACCAAAAAACTCTTAGAGGTGGTGCAAACTTCGTAGTAGTATCTCCAACAGTAGCAACTGTATTAGAATCTATACCAGGATTTGCAGCAGCAACAGATGGTGATGCAATGGAATTTAACATGGGAGTTCAAAAAGTAGGAGCTTTATCTAACCGATTCAAGGTCTACAAGAACCCTTACATGACTGAAAACACAATCCTTATGGGATATAGAGGTTCTCAGTTCTTAGAAACAGGTGCAGTTTATGCTCCTTATGTTCCATTGATGATGACTCCATTAGTATACGATCCAGAAACTTTCACTCCAAGAAAAGGTTTAATGACTCGTTATGCTAAGAAAATGATCAGACCAGAATTTTATGGTAAGATCTTCGTATCTGATTTAAATCAAATCTAAGATTAACTTTAGATTTAATACTAAGAGAGAGCCCTTCAGGGCTCTTTTTTTTGTTTAAGAAGTAGTATATTAAAATAGAATTTCGGATATTTATAAGAACAAATTAAAAGTTATTATAAATGAGTTCACACCATCACACGGACGATGTATTCGTTCAAAAGAGAAGACCTAAGAACCCAATTAAATTTAATGTTCAACTAAATGAAGAACAAAAACACGCAAAGCAAGTAATAATAGAATCCCCAATTACAGCCATAAGAGGAATGGCCGGTTCAGGTAAGACGCTCGTTGCAACACAGGTAGCATTAGATATGCTCTTTACCAAACAAGTAGAGAAGATTGTTATAACAAGACCGACCGTATCTAAAGAAGATATAGGATTTCTACCAGGCGATCTACAGGCAAAAATGGACCCTTGGTTAGCACCAATCTACCACAATCTATATATACTTTATAATGAAGAGAAAGTAAAGAAGGAGTTAGAGGAAGGACGTATTGAAATTGTACCATTTGCTTTCATGCGAGGAAGAACTTTCGTCAATGCCTTTATAATAGTAGATGAAGCACAAAATGTCACCCACTCTCAAATGGAGACTGTCATCGGTCGCCTTGGAAAAGGTTCAAAAATGGTGATCTGCGGGGACCTAGCTCAAATAGACCTAAAAGATAGGAGAGAAACTGGATTTTCTTTTTTATCTCGAATAGAAGAACACGTACCAGGATTTAGAACAGTAAATTTAGAAAAAAATCACCGACACGAAATAGTATCCCCTATACTAAAAGTATACCAGAAGTTCAGAGATTAACTACTATTTATATGTAAACCGTATTTTATGGCTAATACAACTACATGGAACGGTAGTGCTAATTTCACTGTCGGCTCTACTCCTTTCGGATTCTACGACACAGATACAGATTTTCAAACAGACGCTAACAAGGTAGCTAAGTTTTGCGGTACCCGTCTTGGGTATCCGCTTATGGAAGTAGAATTGCAGGATGAAAATTTCTTCGCCTGCTTTGAAGAAGCAGTTTCTACATACGGTAATGAAGTATTTCAGTACAAAATAAGAGAGAACTATATATCACTAGAAGGCTCCAATAGTACTAACAGTATAAATAACAAACTTATTAACCCCTCTTTAGATAGGTTAATTCAAATAGGTAAAAATTACGGTACGGAAGCAGATGTAGGAGGAAATGTAGCAAGGTATACCGGGACATTAAATATTTCTTCCTCAATTCAAGAGTACAATCTTGATCAATGGGCGGTAGAGCAGGGGATAACAGGCAGTATTGAAATAAGAAGAGTATTTTACGAAGCTCCACCGGCCATTCAGCGATACTTTGACCCATATGCAGGAACCGGAACAGGTATACAATCTCTAATGGACGCTTTTGACTTTGGATCTTACAGTCCAGGTGTCAACTTCTTAATGATGCCAGCATCTTTTGATATGCTAAAAACCCAAGCCATAGAATTTAACGATCAGATACGTAGATCAGCTTATACTTTTCAATTAATAAATAATACACTTACTGTTTTACCTCTTCCAAAAGCAGCAGGTAAGATGAGATTTGAATATTTTAAAGTAAATGAAAAGAAAGCAGCATCTATTCAAGATGGAGCAGGGTTAATAACCAATGTAGCAGAAGTCCCCTACAATAATCCTTCTTATCTTTCAATAAACAGTATAGGAAGACAGTGGATATTTAGATACACACTGGCTTTATCCAAAGAATTACTAGCATATGTACGCGGGAAATACCAAAACGTACCAGTTCCCGGTTCAGAAGTTACACTAAATCAAGCAGACTTATTAGCAGATGCAAGAAGTGAAAAATTAGAATTGCTAACTAGTTTAAGAGAGATGTTAGAACAAACATCACGTCAATCACAGTTAGAAAGAAGAGCTTCTGAATCAGAAAACCTTAACAGAACTTTAAAAGAAATTCCAATGACAATTTATATCGGATAATGAAACTATCAGACATATTACTGGAAGTAAACTTTATACCCTACAGAGCTATGGTACAGGTTATTAGTACTGTAGAATCTACTACGCGACTAGCAGAACTTTTAAGGGCACTGCCAGGGGTTACAACAGTAACAGCAGCCGGAAGCAATGAATTAACTAAGACGTATGTGTTTAAAGTAAAATTAATAACACAAAAAAACGGGGCAGAAGCTTTTGAAGCTTTCAAAAAGTCCGCTTTAGAGAGATACCCGGATGTTAAAGTAGTAAAAATAGCAAATAAGACAATCGAACGAATGAAATTACCAGGAGACTATTAATATGTTATTTGGATCTAACAGAGATTTTAATTTACTAACCGGTATTAGCCGAGAACTACTAAAAGACATAGTAGAACAGGAGGTACTGTACTATAAACTAAGCTTAGAGGACACACAAGCTAATCTCTACGGAGAAGCTCTAACTAAAACCTACTGGACCCCGGTAAAATTAAATTGTTTAATAACTAGAGGGGATCAAATAATAAATGTTGATGATTTTGGACCAGATCTTACAAGAGATGTATCATTTGCATTCATAAGAGAGGACCTAGTAGGTGTAGGGACGTTACCTGAGGTAGGGGACATACTAAATTGGCAAGAAGATTACTATGAAGTAGATACAGTAAGAGAAAACCAATTATTTGTAGGTAGAGATAAGAATTATAATTTAACTAGCTACGGAGAACAGTTTGGAACATCAGTTTCTATAATAGTTGACTGTCATTTAACAAGAAGAGAGAAGACAGGGATTGAATTTGAAGGTACTAGTTACTAAACTATTTATATAAGATGAAGATAAAGGATATACTTAACGAAGACGACTGGAGACAGGATAGCACTACTTTTAAATCAAAAAAAACTGGCACTGATCCGGTAACAGGTACAGTGTCTTGGGATATTAAATATACCCCGTTAAAAAGAGTAGATACTGCTATTCAGTCCGCATATGATGATTATAAAGATGTATTAAAGAAATACCCTGAAGATCAGAAGCTAGAACAGCTGTTTAACGTTTTTGCATCGTTTAAAAAAGCATTTAGACAACACGTAAATAGGAAATATGGCAGATAATACAGTACTTCCGAAATCTCAAATAGAACTCTCACAGAAAACAGTAACATCTCTACTACCAGACGGCAAAACCCCTGATGTTAATACAAAAACAAGAGCTAACCAGCGTACAGTTAAAGGAGATGATGTAAAACGACTTAGTATTGGTCTTAGAGAAATAGATGAAGCAATATTCTTTTACTTTAATGAAGTAATTAGACCCTCTGTTGTACAAAATAGCATAACCAAAACAGTCCCCGTACTATATGGCTCACCAGAACGCTGGGCTGCAGTACAAAAAGACGGATTCTACAGGGATAAAAACGGAAAGATACAAGTTCCTCTTATAATGATTAAGAGAGACAATATAGAAAAGAACAGACAGGTGGGAAATAAAATGGATGCTAACAATCCTAATCATTTCGGTATATTTGAAAAAAAATACTCCAGTAAAAACAAATACGATAAGTTTTCTATACTAAATACAAGATCAATTGTTAAAGAATATCAAGGAGTTGTCATGCCTGACTATGTAAATATTACATATTCATGCACAATCTTCACAGAATATATAGAACAAATGAATAAATTAGTAGAAAGTATAAATTTTGCCTCAGATGCCTACTGGGGAGACCCAGATAAGTTTAATTTTAGGGCTATGATTGATAATTATACAACTTCTACAGAGTTAAACCAAGGACAAGATAGAACAGTTAAAACAACATTTCAGATAAAACTTCTTGGCCATATAATTCCGGACGGAATAAACACCCTTCCACAGGGAGCTAGTAAGTTTTTTAATAAAGCTGCGGTTATATTTGGGGTAGAGTCAGTAGTAGATATAAAAAACTTAGTATAATGGCAAATAGGTATTCAAATACGAGAGTAAATTCAACAACAATCAGGTTTTACGATAATGCTCAATCACAATTTAACGTAACACAGATAGAAGACTCAATGACAGCAGAACAAAAAATATACTTAGGGTTAAATAAAGCCTATAGTAGTAATACACGAGTAACTGTTGTAACCCCCGAAACTAAAACAGTTATACTTCAGAACCTGCAGATATTAACACCACCAGCAGGCTTCCCTACTATAACTAAAGCAGATTTCCAAATATTTATTAACGGCATGATAGTAGAAATTGATGCGGTCGTATCTATAACCCAAGAAGGTAATGATATACAGATTATTTTTAATGAAAGTCTGAACTTCGCAATAGCTACAACGGACGAATTTATGATAACCGGGAAATTTATATAGAAAATGGCTTTAATTCAATGGAAACAGATAAACCCGGAACTACTTGATAGCGGATTACTTACAGGTTCATTACAAATCTCTGGTTCCATTATTGTCAACGGAGTTAATATCTCCGGTGCAGCCTCTTCCGAAAACCTTACTACATCTATAGCAGCATTATCCAGTTCTACACATACTGCAAATAGCTCACTTAGCGCCTCCTTATCGATATCGATAGCCCAAGAGAAAACAAGAATAGATACAATTTTATCTGCCTCTACAATCGATAAAGATTCATTTGCAGAAATAGCAACATTTATAGCAAGTGTAGAAGTACAGGACTATCAAAACTTAGCAACCTTTATTACTTCCTCAAATACAAGATCTACAAACATAGAGAATAGTGTTACAAGCTTATCTTCTTCTCTATCTACATCAATTATAGAACTCATAGCAGGCACCGGCCTAGAAGGAGGAGGAACACAAGGAAATGTTTTAATTGGGTTAAACACAGGATCAGCTCATTTTATAACAGGGGTAATAGATTTAAACATCTTTCAACAGACAGGAACATACTACTCCACTGCCAATAATCTCCAAGTAACAGGGTCCTTAGTACTTAGAGGTGACCAATCCGGCAATGTACTAAGTGTACACTCTGGATCATTAAAAACTTTTAGCATAACAGACACTGGGGTATTAGAATTTATATCTCAATCTAATATGCCGCCACCAATAACTGGGGGTATGTACTTTGATACAGATTATAACCTACACATTGGACAAGAATAGAAATAACAACCATATTTATTATAAACCAAACAACTAAAACTTAAATTATTATGCCAACTTGGAAGAAGGTCGTCATTTCCGGCTCAGCAATATCTCAGCTAGCAAATGACTCCAATTATTTAGTACAAAACGGAACAGGTACTTCATTATCTGGTTCATTCTCAGGATCTTTCTTCGGAGACGGTTCAAACCTATCAGGGGTAACCTCCTATACGGATTCTGATACATTAACGTACATCAACACCTTAAACGTAGTATCATCTTCAGCTCAAACTACACTATCCGGAACTACCGGATATGCTGCCTACAGCTCATCAGCT